TTAAATGCGTTGGGAATTGCTAAACGAACTGGAGCGACTATATTATTAACATCTACTTCCGAAATTTATGGAGATCCTACAGAATCTCCACAGAAAGAAGACTATTGGGGTAATGTTAATCCAAATGGACCCAGAGCTTGCTATGATGAAGGTAAACGCATCGCGGAAACATTAATGATCGAATATAATAAATATAATAATGTGGATATAAGAATCGCCCGAATATTTAATACATATGGTCCAAATATGTATAAAAATGATGGTAGAGTAGTTAGTAATTTTATTAATCAGTGTATAACTAATACAAATATAACTATTTATGGCGATGGAACACAGACAAGAAGTTTTTGTTATATAGATGATATGGTACAAGGATTGATTAAATTAATGAACTCTACCCATACGATGCCTATAAATTTAGGTAATCCAGAGGAATTAACAATGAAACAGTTAGCTAATAATATTAAAAAACTAACACACAGTCGTTCTGATATTTTGTATACCGCGCTCCCCGAGAACGATCCCAAACAGAGAAACCCCGATATTACAAAGGCCCGAGAAATATTAGATTGGGAACCCACTATTAATTTAGAAACTGGATTAAAACGAACTATTCGCTATTTTTCGGAGTTGGAACAATAATCAGAGTTGGAACAATAATCGGGTTGGAACAATAATCAGAGTTGGAAGAATTTGAATATTCCGTGCGTAATCATTTTTATAGATAAATTTTAATTTTAAAGTCTAAGGAAATTAAAATTAAATTAAATTCGAAGGAAATTAAATAATTAGCGTTTTCGGCGTTTTATAATGTAGATGGCTCCTATTAGTGGGAGAATGGATGTTAAAAAATTGGATTGGGGAGCTTTTTTTATGTATTTGGTAACTGTTTTTTTTGAGTTGGAGTTGTTGATGGTGAAAAAGTTTGGAGATGGAGTAGATGTGACTCCGTAGGTGTTTTGGAATTTAGAAGCCTCTTTGAACATCCAAAACATATCCTCCACCCTAGCAACATCTCACTTACTTATATCTGAATTAAAGTTCCTAGCATCATGAAACATTTCTACCATACTCCCCCACCTAGCAACATCCCATTTACTTATATCTGAATTAAAGTTAATAGCATCAAGGAACATATAACCAATAATCTGTCCCACCCACCCGACCAACATCCCATAGACTAATATCTGAATTAAAGTTCCGAGCATTCTCGAACATCCGCCACAGCACCCCCCCCCTTACTAACATCCCATTTACTTATATCTGAATTAAAGTTTCCAGCATACCCGAACATCCACCCCATATCCTCCACCCGATCAACATTCCATTTACTTATATCTGAATTAAAGTTCCTAGCATCCCTGAACATCCACCTCATATCCTCCACCCTAGCAACATCCCATTTACTTATATCTGAATTAAAGTTCCTAGCATCGTAGAACATCGAACTCATATCCTCCACCCTAGCAACATCCCATTTACTTATATCTGAATTAAACTTCCTAGCATCGTAGAACATCGAACTCATATCCTCCACCCTAGCAACATCCCATTTACCAATATTCCTAAACTGTGTCCTCTCAATTTGACACAGTTTGAATAATTTAATAAGAGTGCTGCCTTCCTCAATCTGTGGCAAACTATTACCAAACGGCAAAGAACTTGTAAATCTTTCGAAACTCCTTTTGTCACTATCCCTGTATTCTTATAGTTAGCGATATTCCTCGAAAGTCGCTAACTATAAGAATACAGTCTATAATACGTATGTTATTGTACCCAGTTAATGCTAGGTGGAGACCATCATCCAGGTAGAGAACGCCATCGACAAGTTTCCACTTCATCCATATTTCCCCTTCGGTGTTGTGTTGTAGGCAAAGTGAAAGCTGCCGCAATCGTTGATAACGGGCAATCCTTTGATGTTTACAGGTGGGACAAGCCCAAGCTTAAATTTGAATATTCCGTGCGTAATCATTTTTATATTATATAGATATATTTTAATTTTAAAGTCTAAGGAAATTAAATAATTAGCGTTTTCGGCGTTTTATAATGTAGACATATTTAATTCAAAATTAATATAAATATAAAGACACGATTTATAGATTATGTATTAAATGAGTTTACGTGAAGGAGATACTATACCAAACGTTATTTTTAAAATGCGTGTAAGAAATAATTCTACTGAAGATAATCCGTTTGAGTGGAAAGATGTTTCGACAAATGATTTATTTTCTAATAAACGTATCGTTCTTTTCTCATTACCAGGAGCATTTACCCCGACGTGTTCATCTAGTCATTTACCCCAATACGAAAATGATTATACGACAATAAAAAAATTAAATATAGATGACGTGTATTGTCTATCGGTAAACGATGCGTTTGTTATGCGTCAGTGGGGAATATCCCAAAATTTGGAGGAAGATATAACACCTCATTCTTTAGGATTTAAAAATGTCAAATTAATACCTGATGGGGCGGCATTATTTACGGATAAAATGGGCTTGTCTTGTCATTGGATTAAAGAAAGGGGATTTGGTAAGAGGTCTTGGAGATATTCAATGGTCGTAAATAATAGGGTTATTGAGAAGTTATTTATAGAGGAACCTAAAATAGAAGATTCGGAACCTGATCCTTTTAAAGTATCTGATAGTACGACTATGTTACATTATTTACAGAATATATAAAATACCCGAATATATTTATGGGTGTAATGTTATGGGTGTAATATTATGGGTGTAATGTTTAGCATTCCTTCTAATAATTATGGTATACTATATAATCTAATACAGAAATAATATGTTTTTATTTTATCTACCTTAATATTTTATAATTATTTCTTAATTTAAAAATCAGTTAGTGACATTAGATTTAATTTATCATTTCCTTATATATTAATGCTAATTTCATTAATATAAGGAAATTGAAATAAAAAAATATTAAGCTTACTTTATTAAATAGTCTATTAAATATATTAATACCATAGCAAATTATTACTAATATCAGGTATTAAATCTAAAATTTCTGGATTATCGTTTAGATAAGCGATTATATGACTAAATAGATAAAATTCTATTACATACAACAACAATATATTGAATGAGGTAAGTGTAAAATTAGTAAGTATATTATATAGTATTAACATAATATTTAGAATAAACACAAAACGAAGCCCTCTTAATTTTAAATTGAAGTTATTCACCAATTCTCTCATTTATTTATTATTTACAATGATAAACTTCATCAAATTTAAGTTATCTTCCATATTATCCAATTATTCTCTATTATAGTTATGTTTTTTTTTATAAGATTCTAGCTGTCTATCCATTCTTCGCCGTTCCTTTTCTGCTACTTTTAAACGCTGGAGATTCATTTCTTCCCTCTTAGGTCTTGTTATAGAGGCTACATCTTCGGCTGTAAATTTATCCTTTAATTTTTCTGTTAAAAATAGGATTAGTTCTGTATGAAATTCTCCGATTAATTTTCTATTTGTGGGTGGTTCGGCGGTTATAAAAGGTAGGGTTGATAACTCAATATAACGAGCCCCCCTCTTTTTAAGGGTGTCTGGATTTTTATTATATGGTTCTAGTGTATAACTGTTATAATTAGTACTATATATTTTTTTATTACTGTAAAAGTCATTAAAAGACATCATACCATATGTAATTTTAGAGGAATAGTCAACTATAATAAATTCAGGATATGTGCATTCTATAATATTAGTATGTGGATTATATGATAGACTAGATCTATTCTCTAAAATATCCTGATCGACATATTTCTTATATTCTTTAGGTAATGTGTCTCCTAATATTGGGGTTTTAACAAAATCTGTATCTAGGACATTATCTACAGAATCTAAATTTACAATTCCATCAATACCTAATTTATTACATATTTTTTTAATATCTGCAGAACGGCAACAAGACGAAAAGATCCCTCTATTTCCCCCTTGCCCCGCTTTTATTTGACACCCTAGAAGAAAAGATATGAATGTTAGATCCGCAAATTTTAACTCTTTGGTTGTCTCAATGATCGCAACAGAATCTATCTTACTTCCAGAAATCTTATAGTTACCTCGTCCATTACAATTCATAAACGTTATATCTTTATGTGGAAAAACATTTCGACTATTAGCAGTTCTAACAAAATTTGTTCCCTTAGGAAATATTATAAATTTCTTATGTTTTTTAGAAAAGTTTACCATAAATTCTAGTATTTGTTTGTCAAGTGATGCTTTTATTTTAGGGTTATTATATACTGTGTGTATTTGTTTAATTATTTCTTTTTCCCACTCATAATATTCTTCTAAATCACTCTTTGTTGTAGCCCCACCTATGAGTTGCTTAATTTTTATACGATTACCTTGTATATAATTTTTTATAATCATATGTCCTTCTTTGCTTGTTATATTTACAATTTTATTATTCTCAGGATTTACTATTACACTATACATTTATAATATATATATATATATATATATTTTATTTTTTCCTAATATTAAATAGTTTTTCTAGTTAATATGTTTATCTGAATAAGGTTTCCCTCCTAGTCATATTGTTAATCTAATACTATATACATTATTTTCTAATAATATATCAAATAATATTTCAAATAATATATGTAGTATTATCCAGTATTTTAAATTTATTCCCCAAAATACATAATAATTCACACCGCAAAATGAAAAATAATAAATATCCCATTATAATAGAATATTTATTATTTAATAAGAAATATATATATATATATAATAAATGAATGAAAAATATATTTCAGCAGATAAAATTAGAATAAAATATCAATCTGAATTTAATAAATATATATCATTTTTTTATCAATTTTTAGATTCAGGAGACTATTTAAATACTGATTATGGAAGTTTACCTATAAATCATATAAGTAATCTTATAAGATTAGATTTACATATAATAGAAGAAACAGATGATACTATACCCTTTATTTTATTAAGTTTAGATAGTGCCGTTAAATGTTGGTATTATGATAACACTTTAAAAAATATTTCTAAATTTGAATTTTTTTATATCTATTTTATAGAATTTATCAATATTTTAAAAAAACTTAAACAACTTATATCTGATATTAATGATTCTAATCAAACCTATATTATACCAGTTTCTAGTAATGACCACGCTATTTGTTTTTATCTTTCAAAACATAAAGAAAATTATATTGAATTTACTATAATTAACTCTGGATATGGAATAACACAATATCACGATGCAACTTCTCAGGATAATCTATATAATTTATGGAAATCGTATATTATAGATGTATCTAATCCAACAAATAAAAAAGAATTTATAGTGTATCTTTTCAGAAATATTGTTGCGATTACTATAGATGATATGTTTGAGTATGTAGGTAAACCCGTACCGCTTTTCTTAAATGATGAAACTTTTATAACGAATATATACTACACAGTTATACATTTATTTAATTCGGAAACCTTAAATAAATTTAATTGTAAACATGAAGGATGTTCAGAAATTGGATTATTCCCGTGTAGAGAATATGGATCCCCAGATTCTTGTTGTTTGTTACATTCAGATTATCAATCATCATATGAAAATGAAAGCGATTTTTATAACGAATTTGGTTCTAAATACTTTTTAATAGATATTATCAAGACTTTAAATAGCGATATTTATCACGATATTATTAAGGATTTATTAGAAAAAATAACATTTGATGAAGAGGAAACCGCATTTATAGAAAAATATATTAATACTAAAGAAAAGAATAAGATATCTGAGAATAATGATATTGGTGGAAGAACTATTTATAAAATATATTTAAAATTAAGAGAATCTTATTATGGTAATGAAATTCATACTGAAAATCATATTGAAAAAAACAAACAATTAGATGATTTATTACAAAAATTAGACAATAAAAAATTAGCGATTATTAAAAATAAATTAGCAACAACTGATGGTTTAAAAAATATATTTACAAATTTAGCAAATAATTTAACAAAATATATAAATAAAGATTTAAATATATCTGATGAACTACTGTCTACTTCTACTGAGGTTATAGCAGAACACACTTCTCAAACACAATTAGGGTATTATTGGAAACAAAATGGAATTTTATCTCCTAATATATTAAAAAATTCATATTCGGAAACGTATTATGGTCCAGACTCGATACATCAGGGATTTTATAACACAGCTACATTTGCACTAAGAGAACAGTATTTTAATTGGTTATATAATACAGTTGATAATTTTAATTTTTCCACCAGAATTGATTTTAAAAATTTAACAAACTCACGTACTAATATGGATACTATTAATGAAATATTAAATAAATGGAATGAAATACACTTACACAATAATCTAAGACCAGAACATAATAGTTTTAGATATAACAGTATGAAATTATATAAGGGAAACATATATACAAATCCTCAAAAAAGTGGATCTTGTGCGTGGTTTTCAATTTATTGGTCTGTATTTTTTTATTATATTATTAATTATCCCGATAAATTGATAAATTATTTCAAAAAAATTTCAGTCACTTTGTATAATGACTATATATTAGAAAGTGAAAAATCATTTTATAATCTTAACTCAAATATTGATATAGTTCAAATGTATTCTGCGTATAACCTAGTTGTTTCTAAAAAAATAATTAAAAGTAACTTATTAGATAAATTGTATGAAAATAGATTTTATTATATTAAAAATAATTATAAATTAGTAGAAAATGGTTTTGATAAATTTAAATTAACGTTAACAGATAACTATTCATATAAGTTTATAATGAGCGATAAAGAACTATTTAGTACACATAGGAACAATGTTGAGTATGAATTAATGAGTATAAGGGAAGGAAACAATTTGGATCTTGAGAAGTTCAAATATCCGCAAGTAAATGTAGAATTAGATTATACTTGTGATCCAGCAACATATAGGATAATACAATCAGATGTTATTTCATTATTTATATTAAACAGTTATTATAAAGATAGAGGAAAAGTTTCAACTGTAACATTTAAAAACCTAAACATACCTATATTTTATAGCGATAACCGTGTTTCATTACGTTTAACAAGAACCGAAATCAAAGCATTAATTATTTATAAAAACTGTTATATAAACGATATATGTGGTGAATGTAATATTCCAAATGAACCTATATTTTTTAACGAGCGAAATACATTTAATAATGAGTTTAAAGAAAAGTTTAAAAAACGTTTTGAAACTATTGTTAACTTAAACGATAAACTATATCGTATCGGAACAATACATTCGTATTTTAATATTGACATTTACTTACGTAAATATCCTGGATCCCTCGGCATCGCACCATATTTATTAACCCCAAATATTAACAAAAACGCACCAAGTTCTTTAGGAATTTTATATTATATTTTAAATAATAGAAATATACCACCTAAATTTAATATAAAAGAAGACGGTCTTGTTAATAACGGCGCTGTATTAAATTCAGATATTGAGGTAGAATGTATCTTAAATAATTATATAAATAACTATGATAGTATTCGAAACGTATCCAGTTTATTTAAAACTAGTGACGATATAGATAAAAATTTTGAGCATCATTTTTTGTCACGCTGTTATAATAGTATAAATCATATAAAAGTTTTAATGTATAGTTATGCTGAAGTTGATGAACATTTTTTTGAGAAATTTAATAATTTTTTTAAATATTTTATATTAAATAAGTATGAAGATTCTTTAGATGAAGAGCAGGACCCAGAATCTACTTTATCTAAAAAAATTTTATTATTAAATTATATATTATACAATACAACATTTAGAGATAAAATTACATTCATTAATGCACTAAGTTCCACGGAGATTAATTATGAATCTAACGATCATATACCATTTAGTAATATATCTCACGATAATACATCTAAATATAATCCAGATATTTCTTGGAATTCTATTAGAGATACATTTAAATTAATTCTTAAAAAAATTGTAGAAGAAAATGATACTACATCACCACCAAATAATTATATTAAAATATTAAAACAAAAAATGATTGATAGCACTCCAGAAGTGTGGCTAAACTTAACACAGGATAATTTACGAGTTACATTTAATCTAAGGAATATATTAGAAATTAAAATAGAGGATGATCATAGTTTAAAACACATCATTGATAATAATTTTGAAGCTCCATATAAAAATAAGCTTAATAAACGTATATCAATAACATTTCCAAAAAACAACGTTAAATCCCAGAAAACATATTCTTTAATTGATTCGACACGAGAACTTCGGTGTTATAACAATATAAATGATATTAGAAATATTCTGACAAGGTTTGGATTCACTAATACAACTAAATTTAATAAGTTGGGATTTAGTAAACATCATTCAAGTATAAATATATTGATTGCGATTGATCTTGAGGAGTATGGTCGTGATAAACTTGGTTACATATCTAATGAAAATGATAATAGCAATCATTTATATAAAACTGTTGTGTTTGAATTATGCTTTGAGCTTACAAATACTAAATATAATTTAACAGAAGCCTTAATTAGTACAGATATATTTTTAAGAAAAAAAATTATTCTGGAAAAAGTGAAACTGCCTTTTTTAATGTTTATACCAGTTGGTATTAATTATTTTATTACACAGGATAATTACAAATATACTGTTTATATTATGAATTTAACAGCTGATCTTATTGACAAACATTCTAAATTTACCCCAGTTACACATTTTTTATTTAATTCTGTAGAAAAAAACAGTTTAGGAATAAGTGTTTTTATTAGTTTTAAAATAAATGATAATTTACTAATACCATTTTTCCAGGAATATAGTGAAAAATATAGTAATAAATATATCGATAAGGCACAAATAAAGCATAAAGATTCGTTAAAATCATATAGTCAACTAGATATATTAATTTATTTATATAATATTTATGGATGTAGTAATATAATCACAACACTATTTGATATATCTTCTAATAATACAAATAGTATTTCTGGATACAACAAATATAAAATAAACTATAATACATATGACAGTGACACATATTATAGTAAATTAACAGAAGATATAGATATTGACACCGATTGTATAATAAAATTAGGTTTAATACAAGAAAAACAAAGTATAATTTTAAAAAAATTAAATAAAATATTAATTTCTAAAACTAAATACATTCAAAAAACAGAAGAACTGTCAGGTAGTACTAATATAGTTAATAATTTACCAGAATTGTGTGAAACTGAATATATTTCCAAGAATAATGATTTATTAGAATTATGTGCTGATTTAGGTGAAAATACTGCATTTAAATCCGCTATTATTGAATTTTTAGATAATACAAAACAATGTAATATTGATTTTGAGGATAAGTCCACACTTAAAAAGGCTAAAAATAAATTTGTGCCTATATATGACTATTTAAGTCGAAAAATACAAGAAAATTTAACAGAAATAAAATATGAACCTTTCCATATACAAGATAATTCAGGTGATTATACTATATTAGATTTCATTAAATTAAACTATACTTATCTACTTAATATTCAGGTTATTAATCAGTTTTTACATAAATTAAAAAACTTAGAAACTATTATTAGTAAATCGGAGGATTCTAAAATTAATTGTCACGATGTATTAGCAGTGAGTCACGGATTAAATGTTACCTACCCTGATTATTATAAAAAAAAAATTAAAATATATCAAGCTTTTTTCCAACTTACATTTAAATATATTATTAAAAAAGAACAATGGTTAAAATATGAAGAAATAATTTCTAACTATAATCCTACAAATGTATATGATTCTAAAAATGTGGTTCATCATTTTATGATGGGTAGAGGAAAATCTAGTGTTATTACACCATTAGTTTCATTAACAATGGGGGTTAAAAATAAATCTATAGTAATTATATTACCAGAACATTTGAAAAATAATGCAATTACGGATAAATTTTTATGGCATAAATTAATCATTCGAGACACATCAATTAGAATATTATCTGATTCTGATGCTAAAAACGAATTTATTAATAAATTTATTCCTAAAATTAAACAAAATTCATTGGTAAAACTAACTAATTCAAATATACCAGACTCTACATCTCACGAGCATAAACTTATTAGTATGTTAAAAAAAAAAAATAATGTTAAAGAGAAGATTAGTTTTTTTTATGACATATTAAGTAATTTTAAGAAATGGGTATTCTCAACAGGTATAACTGTTAAAGATAAAATTAAAATATATCATATATTACAAGCTGTTATACTATTTATCCATTCCCCATTATTCTATGAATATATTAAGGAATATAATTCATCCTATAATAAAATAGATTTACAAGCCATTTTTAACCAGCATAATTTAACAAATTTAGATGAAAGTAGACTAATTCATACGATTATAGATAATATAACACAAAAATCTTTGCAAGGAGGTTCTAACGTAGGAAAATCATATAATGTAGAATTTAATAATTTTCTATTAAATATTTATAAATTAGTGAATAAAGAGGATCACAGATTAAATGATAAAAATTTTGGATATTTTAAAGCTAATTTCTTAAATAATTTAGTTTATGAAAAAGTAAATCTTATAGGAGGTAGTGATACATCCCAGGAATTCCCACATATTGTACTATTTGATGAATTTGATTTAATGTATGATCCAAGTCAAAGTAATTATAATTATATAAATAAATCAGAATCGGTGCCTCATATTGATATCATGATTGATACTATATTTGAAATAATAGATTCAAATGACGAAGATGTTAAAAAATATATTTCTTTTAAAAAAAAAACAGTAGCTAAATATGTATACTTATATAACGAGTTAGAAAATATTTATACCATATCTAAAAAACTAATTAGAGATTTACATTATGGTATGAGTTTAGAAGATTTTAAAAATCGAGTTATTATCCCATACGCAAGAGAAAAATCTCCAATGGAAGGGTCCAAGTTTAGTTCTATATTACTAACTATATTTTTAACAATTAAATATTATAAAGAAGCGTTATATAATTTAGATGATACTGACTATAGAATTATTTATGAACTTATAGAAGATAATAAAGGCCCTAAAAATAATTTAATAAATATGTTTATAAAACACTATCAAATTAAGAATTACTTTATTGACCCCACAAAAACTATTAATGATTATTTAAACAATGTTAGAATTATTAATACAACATTAGAAATAAATATTAAAATAAATATTATTAAAACGTATATTGTATACTATACTCAAGATTATTTTAAAATGTCGTCAACTATATATAATTGTTCATTTTTAGATTTAATCGGAAATAGAGATATGTCGTGGAAGGTTGGATATACAGGAACCGTAAATTTTAATTTACCTAATTATGATAAAACTGAAACTGAAAAACTGCTTTTTAGAGATGTAACTATTGATTATGGTGAAATTATTAACGTATTGTTTGCTATATTAGGTGTTCATCCATATATTGAGTATGAAAGAATTGATAAAAATAACGGACTTTTTATTTTAGATGATGAAAATATAGATGAACTATTCAGTATTATTATTACTTATAAATATAATGTATTAATAGATGCTTCTGCGACACTTAGAAATATTTCTAATATAGATGTAATATACCGTATTTCTAAACGTTTAGACTTCACGTATTATTTATATTTAGATGAAAAGAATACACGCAAGATATATAATAAACATTTAAATACCATCGTAAAATATACAGATGAAATGTATAATAGTACAGATGTTTTTTATTATTACAATCAAAAAAATACGGTTGGTATGGATTTTACCCAGGTAAAAAATTTAAAGGGAATTACTATATGTAATAGTACAAATAATTATACCCAAATTGCTCAAGCAATATATAGGTGTCGTCATTTAAATTTAGGAACAAGTATGGATTTTGTATTTATGAAAAATAAAAAATTATTTATTCCTAAAAGTAGAACAGATTTATATTTATACTTTAAGGAAAATGACGCTTTACTGCGTGAATCTAAAAATGATTTACTATTGCTACAAACATTAAAATATATAACAAGAAATCATACAGATAATTATTTAGAAAAAAATATAAAACCATATTTTAATGAGACTAAACCAATTACAAATGAATTCTTAATAAAAAGAATAGAGAGTAATATTGTTGGATTAAATGCAAGAATTATTAAAAAAAATAATACTGAAAAGGAGTTAGAGTTATATAATAGTTTAATAAATCCTCCATCTGATACTATAAATCCAAAATTATTTAAGCTTAATTATTCATTGGATAGTGACATCTCATTTCAGAAGGAACAGGAAGAAGATGAGGATGAGGACCAGGCGGAAGATGAGGACGAAGCCGAAGATGAGGACGAAGATGAGGATCTAGTAACTGAAAAATATAAGAGTCATCAGGAAGAATTAGAAAAATATTTCAGAGAACAAATTATATCTAATAATACTGTCGAACAATTAGATTCCTTATTGATTATATACGAAAAAGATGATATTAAAATTTATTGTTCACTATCGATTTTTCTAGAATACCATAAAAATAAATGTTTATTTATTATATTGCTTGATAATAACACCTATTTGATAGAAAATAACTATTATATGTTCTGGTATTATACTAAATTTCCTATATTAAAAAAAAATGGATATATTAATAATTTTCATATTTTAAAATCAATGGGTAAGATGCCAGATTATATTAATGCGGAAGAATATACTATACCTACTATACTTAACTTATTTTTTAATAAATCGATTCGGGGATATTTTACTGATTTAGAAGTTAGTGAAATATTTAATAATAAAAATTTATGCGGAGTTATATTATACCTCAATTCTATAGATGTTATTACTATACCTATAAAAATTTATGAAACTATTATAGGTAGGTACAGTTTAGACATTATTGCATCAAAAATATACACAAAATGTGAATTATTTGATAAAAATCCCAACTATCAATCATATATTGATGATGGTATAAAAAAAAATAAAAACTGTTATAATTTAATATCACACCAACAAGTTAGAGAAGTTGCCGATAATAACACATTAACATTTACACGAGAAGGTGATAAACTTATTGTTAAATTTATGTAAGTTATAGATATTATTTTTATGCTCCTTTATCCATTCCCATTCCCATTCCCATTCCCAATCCCATTCCCATTCTCATTCCCATTCCCATTCCCATTCCCATCCCCATCCCATCCAATTCCTGTATTTTAAGTTGGATATCTGTTGGATTTACTTTATATACTATAGAATAAACTAATTAATACCATAAATTTGAATTAAAATAAACTAAATATTAGCATTATTAATTAAATGAAAAATACAAAAACACATAGTAATATAGAACGACTATGTACAATTTATCTTATAATTAACAGATTTAACGAAGTATTTCCACATATTTTAGATATTATTAAACAACATTTTTATAAAATAGATTATAAAACGCTTCGATATTTAGAAATAAATCATCCTAAATACCAAATATATTTATATTATTTTAAAAATATAGACTGTATGTTAACTATTATTAATAATATTAATAAACTGTTAAATGTATCTCTTATATTACCGAATATTTATGATACTAATTTAATAATAGAAGGTATGCAGCGACTAAAACCTAATAAAAATAAAATTATTAAATCTATTGAAATAAAACTAAATTTTGGATATGGGCCGATTCCAACAAAATCATCACATCTTATTATATCTGGGTTTGAGAAAAAACATTATTATAAGATAAATTATGAAGATTTAAAACAGTTTACGCCTATTATAGATAAATTGTTATGGAAAAATATGGATATTGGTGAAAAATTTAACTATGTAGTGTCGTTAAAAATATCTTATAGAAAAAGTTTTAATGAAACTAGCAATATTGAGGATTATTATCATTTTAAAATTTTATATACAGATGATACTTTATACGATTTATTAATAAGTCCCACATTTGATTTTTGTTATTATGTATATATCAATGATTATCAAGCATATCGGGAAATTCGATATTTATTGGATGGGTATTGTAATGATGACTTTTATTCAACTGTCATTAGTTATTTTCCTAAACATTGTTTATATAGATTAAACAAATATAGTTTATATAATAGAACAAGTTGTGGTGAGACATACCTCGATAAAATAATATGTGATTCTAACAAGTTTTTTAATAAATGTGTTTTTCCTGTTCCTTTTCTTAATAGTCAGTGTTATCAATAAATATACTATGGTATTCTAGTTCCAAATATTAATCGATACCACCTATATGCTTTCATTAATTCGTCTTGATAGTAAAGTTCTTTCAATTTTTGTATAACTACATCTCGAAAGATATCGTGATTATTAATTAATAGTAATCCATCTCCTCCGATATCAATAAAAATATTTCTTCGCATATTTTTATTTTTTCAGATTTTAGATGTGTTTTTTCTATTTTATTAAGTCTAATGCTAATACTATTTATAATTTTTTGTTTTTTATAGCCATATGTATTAATATCACTTAAGCAGTTTATACAATCTTTATTACATTTATCACCGCACGGTAACTTCAAATCGATATAATTTGCTATAAATTGAGTATTTAAAGGTTTTTCTTTCGGAACATAATTAATACTATCATTAGATATTTCCGAACTAGATACATCCGAACTAAATATATCCGAACTAGATACATCCGAACTAAATATATCCGAACTAGATACATCCGAACTAGGTGAAAACAAACAAACACTGTAATAATCTCCAGTACATAATTCACATTTACAACTTTCACTTTTTATGGAAGGAAAACACATCGAGCATTCACACTTATCAAGTTCACCTGTTTTCCAAGGAGGTTCCTCATAATCTACGATACTATTTTCTGCTAATTTGTCTTGTAATATACAATTATAATGATCTAGCCAATGTACATCTTCTTCTAAAGTTTTAATTTTTTTGTTTAAAATTTCTGTTATTGTGGACATTATAAATTTGATAAATTATTTATAAATGAATAATTTATCAAATTTTATATAAACTTAATATCACACTATAATGTAAGAAGTATTAAAACAATTCATTAAAATAATTCTGTAAAATTAATTTTCCAGCTGCTGTATTAAATTTTTTTTTTTACCATTTTTAGGATTTATAATATAATTATAATTAGCACTTCCACCTCCTAAATAGTTTTCTACTATTGGATTGGATACATATTCATTATCCTGTGAGCCATCCATTGCTCCGTTAAATCTTCTATTATTTATAGAAACTGTTAGATTAGTGTGATTTTTGTTACCAGCCTGAATACCCGCGAACCATGCTCCTGCGGCGGGCCTAGACCAGTTGATGCTCCCGTTCTATTTTTATATGTAGGTGTGCCATCTTTTTTATATGATTTAGTTGTATCTCTCTTATCAATATCGTTTTATATTTAAGTGCCATCCCAAAAATCTAATGGATCGCAACTAATGAAATAATTTATATCCCTTAATTTTACATCATCTATATACCTATCATAAGTAAAGTGTGGACAATATTTTCTTCAGATGTGTGACATCTCTATATATATATATAATATTTTTAATTAATAATTATTGAGTTAAATATAATATTTATTTAAATACAAGGTATAAATATTTATTATAATGGAAGATAATCATAGTAACCTTGTTAATAAACTGTCGAACACGTATAAGGGTGTTAAAAATGTGAATGTATTATATACTACGATAGATATTTTAACAGATACAGAAGTAATAATAATTAGACCTGTTAGTAAATGGGGAGAAGGTATTGGGTTATTAACAGCCATAGGAACACAATTTTCTAATAAAACAAAACACTTGCATTTATACCGAACTGGAAGTAACCAAGAGCAAATTAATAAACTTATTACATTATGTATTCAATTAGAAATTACGTTGACGTTTGAAGAATAATCTAAGTAATTTTTTTTTACCAATAATAGTATAATTAGTAAAAAAATTTGATTAATATTAGTTGTGTGTATATATTTTACAAAATGTTTCTTAAACTATCAATTCTATTTGTTTCTATATATACAATTTCATCTCTCCCTCTAAGGGAAACTATTATTGGTGGATGTATTGGGACACAGTTTGGGTGCTGCAAGAATTCCAGTAGTCCGTGCCTATATAAGAATTGCTCGTCTTGTCCCAATATGACGACTGTTTCTACTGATCTTATTGGTGGATGTATTGGGACACAGTTTGGGTGCTGCAAGAATTCCAGTAGTCCGTGCCTATATAAGAATTGCTCGTCTTGTCCCAATATGACGAGTGTCCATAGTGTTAAATTTGTATAAAGTAACCAATCAATATAAATTGTATTTTAGAATTAATTTATTTTTTATATTTAAATGAATACCCGAATATCTAAATTTAAATCATTTATACTTTAATTTTATACACTATTAGTATGGGTACATAATAAAACTTGGGTATATTTTTATTATATAATAGTTAAACCTATAATCAATATTAGACTTAAACTTGGGGTAATTATATTGTAAAGTGAATATTAACTAAATTATATTATTTGATTTGATTTGATTATAAAAATATAGTCTATCAAATAAAATTTCTTGTATATATTTTGGAAATAATATTAATATACTTCTTTCTATTACAAGTCTATTAATATTAGAATATTTTTTAGCATATTTAAGTAATTCATCAGATGCTAAATTTTTTAATGAAGTTGGTGTACAAGTATACATAGTTATATATAATAATATTAAATTTATAAGAGTTTAATTTTAAAATTTAAGGAATTATAAAAAAAATGTTTGTATATAATATAATGGTAAAGAAAGGTTATAAAAATATACTAGGTGGATTATTAGGAATTGGATTAATATCTAAGTTAAATATATTTAATAATTTAACTAAAACCAGTACAATTAATCCTATAAATGTATCAACTAAACGATTAAAAACTGTTGATAAACTAGATGATGTTATTGATGCTGGAGTTCTAAGGTGTGGAGTAGTGCTAAACTTTCCACCAATTGGCTACCGTGATGCAAACAATGAGCCTGCGGGTTTTGATGTTGATTACTGTAAAGATCTTGCAGCTGCATTAGAGGTTGATCATAAAATTATTGAAATTACTTGGGCTGAACGCCTACCATTAATTGTTACTAATCGTGGTGATGTTGTATTTGGAGGTACTTCAGATACTTTATCTCGTGCTAAGACAGTTGGCTTTACTATACCTTATGCTATTTATTATGCTCAAGCTATTGTTGGAGCTGATAGTGGTATTGTTACTGTCGAAGATATGTATGACAAGAAAGTTGCTGCTGCTATTGGAACTGTTCCCGAACAGGAATGGTTAAAGATAGCAAAAGAACATGGAATTGAAGGTAATTATCAAGGCTATCAATCTGAGAATGAAGTATTCTTAGCTGTGGCTCAAGGGAAAGCCCATGCTGGTATTACTACCAATACAACAGTATTACCAATAACTCAGCAATTTGATACAGTTATTGCTGGTCCTCGTATGCCATGGGGCACTGACTATACTTCTCTAGTTGGTCCACGTATGGATGTTACTTGGCTTAACTACCTTAACCTTTTTCTAACGCAGCAAGTTCGTTCTGGCCGTTACCAAGAGCTTTGGGGTAAGTATATTGGTGGTGAAGCTCCCGAGTTACGTATTCCTGGAGTTTATTACTAATTGATATAGCAATCAATATTATACTCAATTTTTTGTCTGTAATTCTTTATATTGCAAATCTATTAATATTAGAATATTTAGGTAATAATATTATCATATTATATAAATTTGATAATACTTATAAATTATTAATATGAATTACATAATATGTCTATAGAAAAAGAAAAAGAAAAAGAAAAGCTTTATTTTCATAACTATAGTGAAAATGAATTATCTTTATTGTTAACGGATTTAGCAAAAAATGAAAGTTTAAATGTAAATACATTATTAAGAAATTTCGAAAGTGAAGAAGCGTTAAAACAAAAAACTGCTAAAAAAGGGAAAAAAATAAGTGGTAAAGCACAAATGATAATAGAACAAAATAAAAAATCTAATTTAAATAAATTAGTAGATGAAGATATTACAAAATTAGATTATTATAAAGATATTAGTCTAATTGACAATGATATTGTAGGCGATATAGGATTATTTAAAACCGATTATGGTAAAAATAGAATAAAATATAAATTATTAGAAAAAGCTTATAAAACAGAAAATTTAGAATCCACACTAGAACTTTATTTGCAAATAATTGGAGTAGATCCAGTTGGTAGAACAGAGATAAAAATTAAAAAAAAAGTTGGGAAAAAGATGTTAGAATTTAATTACAAGGAATTTCAGTTTGAGCACCTATCAAATAGATTGCCACCATTGGATTTTTATAATGCCTATGAAAAACGCTTAGAAGACTGGCAAATAAATATATTAAAGCAAATTAACCATAAAAAAGATGTTTTAATAATAGCGAAAACATCTATGGGTAAAACTTGGTTAGCAATGTATCCAGGATTAGTAGGAAAGCGAACTTTATTTATAGTTCCGACTAAACCCCTAGCTTATCAAGTCGCATCAACATTTAATAAATTCTTAGGTGGTAAAACGAGTTTAATTGTAAACGATATTACAAATATATCAAATACCGAAAATGTGGTTGTTGGAACACCTAAAGAAATTGAAAATCAGCTACCAAATATGAATACTAATTTTGATATAATTGTGTGTGATGAAATACATAATTTAAATAACTATGACGGAGATTGTTATGAAAGATTAATAAAATTATTTACACCTAAATGTCAATATATCGCACTATCTGCGACAATTGGTAATCCAAATGAAATTAAAAATTGGTTTGAGTCAATATCTATGCGTAAATTAAGTTTAGAGATTCATTCATCGAGATTTATAAATTTACAGAGACAGGTATGGAACAACAATACTCTAGAAAAAATCCATCCTTTTTCGTGTTTAACGTTTGAGGATATTACTACTGAATTTTTAAAGTCTAATATACCTTTTACTCCTTATGATAATATTCAGGTGTATAAAGAGTTATTAACTATATTTGGTGATGAGATTACGCATTTAGATGTATCGATAATTTTTCCAGAAGATAATAAACGATTATCATTAAATGATAGTAAATTATATGAAGATATGCTTAAAAAAGAGTTAGTCACATTAAAGGAAAAATATCCAGATAAGATGCATGAATTACTACTAAAATTTAACAAAGATATTAAAATAGAAAAAGAGGTGAATCTATATAATTTTGTTAAAGAAATTACCACAAAACGTTTAAGTCCGTGTATTATTTTCCAAAACAATACACATTATTGTAAAGAAATATTTAATAAAATAGTCTATTATTTAGAAAATCTAGAAAAACTAAATTATCCATATCACTATGATAATTTAGAATTTCAGGAAAAATTATATAAACAATATATAGGTAATGTCGAAAAATTTACTGAAGGTATTAAGTTGGCTGTGACCGAAGAAAATAAACAAGAAAATAAACAAGATAAAAAAGATGATTTAATTAAAAATTTTAAGAAAGGTGAGTTGGAAAAATATTATAAAAAAATATTGGCACGTTTAATAAAACAGCGACAAGAAATTAATACGAATAACATTTCAGAAAAAATAAAAAAAATTCAGATTAAAAATTTAGAACAAGAATATCAAAAGATTACCGAAACAAATAGTATTAAAAAATATGATGTTTTTCAAAAACATATCGATTTTACCCTTATTAATAGCCAGCCTATGTCTGCAGAAGTAATTAGACAGATTCGGAAAAAAATATCACATCAGTTAAATATTAAGGTTGATTATAATAATAGTTTTATTCAAGGATTAAAAAGAGGGATAGGTATATATACCAACGAAATGCCTGAAGTATATAATCAAATTGTACAATCACTCGCACAAAATGGAGATTTAGAATTTGTTGTTTCTGATAAAACACTCGCGTTAGGTATTAATATGCCTTTTAGAAGTTCGTGTATAATGGGATATAAAGATAATATAGTGTTTAGTAAAAATGATTATGAACAGATGATTGGTAGATCTGGTAGACGAGGAAAAGATAATGAGGGACATATTATATATTGTAATGTAAATTGGAAAGATCTAATGAAAGGTAAAATAGGTGATATTGAGGGACAACAAACAGTTATTTATAATTATAATGTTTTGAGTGATATTTCTTCTAATTATAGCAAAGAAGATACTAATTCAATTTATAGTAATTATTTAAATAAGACTACTTTAATAGATAATGGAAAAATAACGACTAAATTTTCTAATACAGACTTAGATAAACATTTATTGTGGACATTAAGATATTATGAAACCGAAGTTTCTAAATGGTTAAAAATACATGATGTTTTAAATATGGAATATAAAAAACACACATATACCTCCTCTGATTTAATAACATTTTTAGGTTTGTTATTAGAAATGTTTATAGATAAGTCTGACACTGTAAACATTAAACTGGTAAATTTATCTGAACGCGGTCTAAATATTTTAGACCAATATAAAAAAAATAATATTACAGATAGAGATGGGGATCAGATATTTATAGAAATTACGCAAATAGTCAGAGATTTGTATAACATATATAGTAATAGTGATTACTATACAAGTCTTATGTCTATTTTAAAAGAATTATTTAAAACACTTTTAGAATTGATTAATAAGAATCAATGCTTATCTAAATAATATTAAACTGCTTGTGAACATTTACTCTTTTTATTACTCCATTTACATTTAGAATTTTTTTTACATTTTTCTTTTCTAACTTTATGTTGTAATTTATTGTAAGAAGAGCATCCTGGACTAGTTTTATAATTTACTGATTTAAACGAAACCTCTTTTGATTTAAATATATCTATATCGAAATAATCTGATGGCATCCAACCTGTTTTGCCATATTTTTTAACAGTTCCATATATCCATTTTGGAAACATCCAATTGGTAATGTTTACAACCTCATCTCCTTGCTTAAATGAAATAAAATTATTGTCTGGTGCAGTGTAATTTTTACTTGCAATTAAAGTATTAGGTATATTTTCAGATGAAATATTTTTGCTACTTGGGACTATATTTTTTTTTACCCAAGAAAATATATTAATATCAAAGTTATTTGCTGGAATCCATCCACTTTCTCCTGTTCTCTCAACTGTGGCATAGATCCATCTTGGATATTTCCAATCTATAATATTAATTATTTTATCACCCTTCATAAAACTGGCATAACCGTGTTCATCATTTATAGGTGTGTAGTTTTTTGTTGCTATTATAAATGCAGGTGATTTAGAACGAGTCTTTAATTCTGTCTTAGCTATACTAGAATGTGCTTCTTTTCGTCCATAGTCTTGGGCTTGTGCCCAGTGTTGTCTGGCTTTAGCAGATCGTTTATTAGAATCTATACTAGAACGTGCTTCTTTTTGTCCATAGTCTTGGGCTTGTGTCCAGTGTTGTCTGGCTTTAGCAGATCGTTTCTTAGAATCTATATTAGAACGTACTTCTTTTTGTCCATAGTCTTGGGCTTGTGCCCAGTGTTGTCTGTCTTTAGCAGATCGTTTCTTAGAATCTATACTAGAACGTGTGGCATTTTTAGATAAGTTTTTCGCTTTATCCCAATTTTTTTTAGCTCTAATTCTGGATGTGCTTTGTCTTTTACGACAGTATTCCCCCTTTTCACTCCATTTACATCTAGAGGTTGTACTTTCATGTGATTTTTGGTTATTACAATTTATGCGGGTAATTGGTATATTATTAATACCAGTGTTTCCTAATTTACACGAATAGCTACTCCATTCTGTTTTAGTATGAGGATTAACTCCTCCGATCATATTTATATATTTATTAAGTATTTTGTTTCCTAATTTTGAATTTATTTGTACCATTCTACCAGTTATAGGATTTTGTATTTTATCGTACATTTATATATATATATTAGAAAATTATTTCAGAAATATAAAGTTATTATTTGTTAAATTATTAATAAATTTACAGTATTGCTATAATTTTAGGTCTTATTAATTTTGTTTAAATCCTTATAATATTGTAATACTTCCTATATCTTATTGATTATTAGAAATTTTTATCTGATTGTAAATTGATATTGGATTCTCCGACTGATTTAGAAAACTGAATAAATTAAAACCTATTATAATTAATAATAATAAAATAAAAACTACGGTATCTGTACCTAATTTAAAGGGATTTTGAGTATATTGATTCCTTTTATAATATCATTGTTCAATAACGCAGCTAATCTTAATAACACATTAGATGAAATTAAAAATAATATAGAAATATTGATTTATTAAAAATTTGATAACAATGATTGTTATTAATATAAAGTATATCATGCTCTTTCTAAAAAAATTTACAACCCTAGCTTTATTAGTATCTATTTCTAAAGGAAATGGATATTCATTTATGGACTCAGGTCCGTTTAATGTAAGTGATTGTAACCAATGTATTACAGATATTAATAATGTTAGAACACATAATAAAAGTATAATTAAAATATTTAATACATTAGATAATATATGTGAAACATTTAATTTTACAGGTTGTGTATCAGGCTTAAATACTGCTGAAAATTGGGTTTTAAAAGAAAATACTACTAAAGTATGTCAGGAATTAGGTTATTGTGATACTTTAACTATAGATAATTATATTATGAGTATAGATAATCAACATTTATTTACATATTATAATAGATTGTTAGCAATGAACGATACTATTTATTATAATAATAATAGTTTACATACAAATTTTACAGTTATATGGGAATATATTTTAAATGAGCCTGTGGTAGATATATCTTTGATTCCTTTAGTTACACCAAATAGGTATTCATCACCAAGTTTTGATTGTGGAAAATCAGAAAATTCACTATTAAAAGTTCAAACTGTTAATCATATAGATTACATAAATTTAACAACAATTAAAACGATAGAAAGTTTTTATACATCAAAGACATATAATAGTTTTATACTAAATAGTTTAAATTATAGTTTTATGAATAAAATTTATATGAACTCATCAATTATAGATTCATTTTCAAATGGTACAGATTATTTAGTGATGGGTAATTGGTCTAATAATATATTATATAATTTATATCTTGTTCCATTAATAAATAATTTTATATAATTTAAATTAAAATTAAAATCTTTATATATTTATATGGTTTTTACTAAAGATAAATTAGAAAAATTGAGTTTATGGTTTTCAATTGCGGCATCTTTTAACTCTATTATACCTATAACAGGATTTTTATATAACAGATCAGATAAAAAAATTACGCGAAAATTATAATTTAATTAGATTATTTTTTAAATAATTAATTTAATTAGATTATTTTTTAAATAATTAATTTAATTAGATTATTTTTTAAATAATTAATTTAATTAGATTATTTTTTAAATATATTTTATATTTATATATATATAAATGAAAAAAGGTGCAAAAGCAGTAATCGCGGTTTTAGGTGGCATTGGAATTAAACAGATATTAAGATCTCCAGAAGAAAAAGAATTAAGAATTGTTACTAAAGAACAAATAAAAGATATTAAATTACAAATTAAAAATAAAGATATTACAAGACAAGAAGGAAATGAAGAAATTATAGATGTTAAAAAACAATTAAAAAACAATCTAATAAAATTAAAAAAATCTAACTCAGATTCCGATTCCGATTCCGATTCCGATTCAGATTCCGATTCCGATTCCGATTCAGATTCCGAATAAATATTTTTTATTTATAAATAGTTATTAATAAAAAATAATTATAAAATCTATAATTTTTCAAACATATCATCACTAAATATATTAGAATGACATAATTTATCTAAGAATTTTTCTTTTTCACTTATTTTTTCTATATCAACTGTTTCTAATTTTTCTTGTTGATGTGACATTGAACCTGCCAAATCTGCAAATTTTTCTTCATCGAATAATATTTCAATTGATCCAGTTCCACACGGAACCTCTTGTCCTAACATAATATTAGCAGAAACTCCCTGAACATTATCAAATTCTCCAAAAATAGCTGCTTTTGCAATTATATCAGGAGTTTCCTCAAAAGAACATTTAGCCAGCGGGCCTCTAGAACTTTTATTAATACCGTGTCTATCCATAGACATTAATCCGCCTTTATTTGTCATAACATCAGCTAATAATGATAAATGTCTATAATTAACATAAGAAGAAGACTGTAAAAAGACTTCATTTATTTCATTTATTAATACATTTCTAGCAGCTTCTATACCTAATACTTCATATATTTCATGTATATCATTTGACACCGTTCTATATGCATCTACCGCAGGATGTTTAAAAATATCTATTAAATTAGATCCTTCTGTGTCAATAACCCATTCAGGATTTTTCTCAAATGAGTTAGAATCTATATTAAATTTATATAAATCATTATATTTACTCATAGATGTATTTGTAATATTATTAATACCCGTTAAAACAATCTCATTTAATATAGTGTTTTCAAGTGATCGTAAAATACAAATAGTATCTTCTTCTGGACTACAATCATTTGTTTTATCTGATAAAGAATTTAAATATTGTATTCTTAAAATTAAATCACTAGAATTATCATCTGTATATATACAATATATATCCTCCTCTTGTTCTGTATTAAATTTATTATTAATAGCATAATATATATCTACCATTTTAATATTTTTATCAACCATAATTTTTTTATTAAATTTAAATTTTAAAACCCAGGGATTTTTTATATGTTCCTCTAAAGTATTATCTAATTCCTCAAATTCTCTAAATATTTGTATTAGATTATCATCAATATTATTTAAAGATGGTATATTATTATCAAAATATATTTCTGAAGACATAACTAATTCTTTAATAGTAGTAATTGATATTTCATTTAAAATTTTAGTTGCTTTTTCTTTATTAGTGGAATAATCATCTTTTAAGAAAATAGTTAAAAATGGACTTTTAACATTTTTAGTAGTACTTAACAATTCTTTAAATCTTGCTAATCCTCTCGTAACTTGTGATTTAGAAGAGACACCTGCAAAGTGAAATGTATTCAGTGTCATCTGTGTAGAAGGTTCACCTATAGATTGTGCTGAAATAACGCCGACTAATTCACCTGGTTGGCATATAGAATTAAAAAATTGCTGGGTAATATTACCCAATATATAGTCAAACGCAACTTTATTTAATCCTAATTTTTGTATTAAAATTTTTGGCGATAAATAGCATCTCACAATCATCATAAATAATCTATTTTCGGCGTATATATTATTATTTATTGATAAAGTTTGTTCTAATTCATTTATTTGTTCTAATATATAGATAGGATTTAGATCCGATTTAGTTTTAAATGTTATAAAATTTTTAGTAGCATTAAGTATAATTCTTTTTAAATTTATCGGATAATAAACAGTTCCCCCATCTAATAAACTATAATTATTAATTTTTTCTATTAAATATTTTTTATCATCTAATAATTGGTTAAAATGTAAATCAAACTGGGTAACAACACGTTCTATATTCATTTTTGTAAAGTTATTAAACACCTCTGGTATAATATATTCATTCCAATTATCATCTATATTTAATTTATATTTTTGTTCAATACTTCTAAAATCCATTGTTATTGTTGGTATATCTTGTTTTTCTATTTTTGTAGGATCCATACCATCTTCTCCATATAAAAATTGTATAATATAACCATCCGCATTTCGAACGGTATAATCGGATTCTATTCTAACATCTTCCATCCCTTTAACTAACTTTCTTTGAATATATCCTGTTTCAGAAGTTTTAACAGCTGTATCAATTAAACCTTCCCTCCCACCCATCGCGTGGAAAAAGAACTCTATAGGTGTTAAGCCGTTTACAAAACTATTTTCAACAAAACCTCGTGCGATTGCCCCATCGTCATATTTATGAAAATGTGGTAATGTTCTATCTGTAAAACCATATGGTATTCTTTTACCATCTACCGACTGTTGACCAACACACGCAATCATTTGTCCAATATTAATTTCACTACCTTTTGATCCAGAATTTACTAAATTAATCATTCTATTATCACTATCTAAATATTTTGTCCCAACTTGACCAGCTTCTACAGTAGCTTTGTTTAAATAATTTAATACATTCATCTCAAATATTTGAGAATTTGGTTTACCAGTATCATTCTTAAGAATGCCTTTATGTACGTGTTCTATAAGTTCTATAACATTTTTCTTTTTACTATTTATTATATCTGATATTTTAATATTGGATTCTTTGTCTGCCATTAAATCTCCTAACCCAACACTAAATCCAGACATTAACATCCAATTAGTTATTAAATTTTGTGAATTATTTATAAATTCCATCGCTTTCTGATTTCCATATTGATTATGAATTATATGTACAAGTCCTTGTTCTTTGTGTCCCAGAATATTTTTATCAAAAACTCCGTTTTCTATAATACCCTTATTAATAATAACTTTATTCATAAAATTAGACTGAAATCCATACGACATATTATTTTTAACGATATTTATATTTGGTATAATTAATGAATATATTGTTCGCCCCGACCATAGATTTTCTGTAGTATCATACTTATATTTAGGAAAATAATCTGGCAAATCTTCTATAGATGTACCTGCTAAAATATCTGGGTCTGGTAATTTACCATTAAATGAGGGTATCCATACTAATAAATCTAATATTTCTCTCTGAGTTAAATAATTATCATATCTTGTAAATAAGTAAGATCCTATAATCGAATCTTGTACTAATCCTATAATTGGCTTATGTTGAGCAGGTGTTATTATTTGTGTTTCGACCGATGCTAATTGTTCTAGTTCTATAGCTGTTTGCAATGACTGTGGTACATGCATATTCATTTCATCTCCATCAAAATCAGCATTATATGGAGTAGTAACACTTACATTTAACCTAAATGTTTTATAAGGTAACACTTTAACCTTGTGTGCCATCATACTCATTTTATGCAAGGATGGCTGACGATTAAAAAGAACAACATCATTATCCTGTAAATTCCTATTTACTATATCACCAATTTCTAAAACATAATTACTTGTATCTATAACTTTTAAAGATATAATATTACCATCCTTAATTCTTTTAATATTTTTAGCACCTGGCCAACTATTATATCCATTTCTAACAATTTTATTAAGAGTCTCAATATTATACTTTGTTACTTTTTCAGGATATGTTAAATTCTTGGCAATATCTATAGGAACCCCTAACACATTAATTCCTATATTAGGGTCAGGAGTAATAACACTTCTAGCAGAATAATCAACTCTTTTTCCCATTAAATTTCCTCTTACTCTACCTTCCTTTGATTTTAATCGTTCTTTTATAGATTTTAAAGGGCGTCCAGACCGCTGTTGAGCAGGTGGTATACCAGGTAAGGTATTATCTACAAATGTTGCTATATGATATTGTAATAGCTGATACCATTCATCTATAATTTTTTTATGTGCCTTTTGTTCTAATTTATATTTTAATGTTCTACTTGTTTTAACAATATCACATAATTTATGTGTTAAATCATCTTCCATTCTAGTATTATTAGAGGCTCTAACAGATGGTCTTACTGATGGTGGAGGAACACCAAATACAGAACATATTAACCATTCAGGTTTACAAAATTTAGAACTGTATCCCATCGCTTCATATTCTTCTTGTTTAATTCTTCTAAGAATTCTAAGACAATCACTCGCATCCCAATAAACTCTTTGTTTGTTTACTTCATCATCTGAATTTAATTTCCATTCAACTATTAATTTACCTATACCATTATTATTCTTTTTAATTACATTTGGTTTAGGTACACCACATCCATTAATATTTTTTTCACCACATCTTTTAATTTTAGAACATAGCTCAATGATTGATGCAAATCTAGTAGAACCTTTTCGTTTTGATATTATTTTTGCCACTTCCTCATCATTTATATCTACTAATAATTTGGAGCATTTCCAACATACACATTTTAATGTTTGTAATATATATTTTAAATATTGTATATGAAATACAGGTAATGCTAACTCAATATGTCCAAAGTATCCTGGACATTGTCTATTATCTAATTGATCTGTTGGACATTTAGTTCCATGATCTATAATACCCATTCTAGGATCAAATAAACCACCTATTTTAGGTTTATCATTATCATATGTTTCCTGTGTAAATATTTCGGCAACAGAACGCCTTCTAATTTCATCAGGAGACAGTATTGAAAACTGAACTCCTGTAATTTTAGAAATTCTTGAATTATAGTCAAGTTCTTGAAATATAGACATTACTTTATAATATATTAATGTTTTTTTTTAAATGATTTTTAATCAAATTTAAATTTAATAGGTATTATTTAAATTAATAATTAATTTATTTAAATAATTATTTACTAATAGTATTATCGTAGTATTGATTTTTAGTAATTAGTATATTATCTATAGTAATAAGTAATTAAAATACATATAAATATTAAGTATTTGTAACTATAAAATATTATCTATAGTAATAAGTATTTGTAACTATAAAATATTATAAATATATTTTATAATAATCTATAATAAATTTATATTGAATATTATTTTAAAATTTGAATATAAAAACATAATAATAAGTATATTTAATAATGGAAATTAATCATCAATACAATACCCGATCAAAAGTGGACTTAGGTGAATATCCTAAAATTAATCTGGATAAAATACCCACCAATACTAATACAAATGTTATTTTATCAGGCAAAAACACCCTACCAGTTAAAACTATTGATTTAAGAGAGTCTATAATTAAAAATAAAAAATTAGAATCTGATGCGACAAATTTACTTAAAACTTTGTTATTAGAAAAAACCTTAGAATTTATGGTTTTAGAAGAAGAAGAAGATGAAGATTATGAACCTATAGAAGGATTACCCGATGAAGTTATATATATGAAAGAAGAGAAAAATTATATTAAATCATTAACTTCTAATCAGCAGAAAGAAATTTTTAAATTAGAACAAGAGATTTTAGACTATAGTAAAACTGATTTACCCCATCGTTTTAAGATATTAAAATCTAGTTTAAATATAGGCACCAAATCAATCATTATTAAAAAATTAGATAGTTTTCTTTCTATGGAAGAAAGTGATAATGAATATAGTAAACTTTCTCAATGGGCTGAAGGTATTAACAATATACCTTTTGACTGTTATTCTGAAGCAACTGTTAGTTTAAATAATACTTCTAATGAAATTGTAGATTATTTGTTACAAATTAAAACTATTTTAGATAAATCTATCTATGGACATATTGAGGCAAAAGAACAAATTTTGCAAGAAATAACTAATAATATTACAAATCCTAAAGCATTGGGCAATTGTATTGCAATCCAAGGTCCTCCAGGGAATGGTAAAACAACATTAGTTAAAGACGGTATATGCAAAGCACTTAAAAGACCATTTGCATTTATTGCGTTAGGAGGTATGCAAAATAGTGAGTTCCTATTAGGACACGATTATACCTATGAAGGTTCTCGACCTGGCCGTATTGTAGAAATTTTACAAGAATGTAAAACAATGGATCCAGTTATTTATTTCGATGAATTGGATAAATTAAGTGACACTGCTAAAGGTGAAGAAATAGCTAATTTATTATGCCATTTAACCGATCCTTCACAAAACATGAGTTTTCATGATAAGTATTATTCTGGAATTGATTTTAATTTGTCAAAAGCTACTTTCATATTCTCTTATAACGATGAAAGTAAAATTAGTCCAATTCTATTAGATAGAATGATTAGAATAAAAACAAAAGGTTTTACAAATAATGATAAAGAGAGCATTACCTTAGACTATTTATTACCTTCTATATATAATATTATAAATTTTAATAGTACAGACATTGGTTTCTCAAAACAAATAATACAATACATAATAGAAACTTATACAGAAAAAGAAAAAGGTGTTAGAAATCTTAAACGTGCTTTAACAACAATTATTTCTAAGATAAATATTTTAAAATTATTACATAATTGTGATAGTAGTACATTATCGGATAAAATTACTTTAGATATTAATGAACAGTCTTCTACAAATGAACAGTCTCAAGAAAATAACAATAAATTAGTATCCTTTTCTATAAAAAATTTTAAATTACCTTTAGAATTAAATCGGGAAATTGTAGATAATTTATTAAAAAAAACAACTGAAGATTTGTCTAAAATGATGATGTATACATAATTAATTATTTATATAACCTATAATAAAGCACTAGAACTATATAACCCTACAAATAAGACAATTATAATAAATATCTCTATATTAAGTTCTAAAGATTTTTGTTTCAGTCAAAATTAAACTATATCATATATATATATAGGAAATATATTTTATAGAGAAAAATCACTAATTAATTATATAAGCACCGCGGCAGCGACTGGGTTGTTGCCAGCAGACAACCAGGCATATCGATACGCAACATCGCAACAAATCGGCGGCGTTATATACGGCCTGCCTTGCGGATCCTTAAAGGCCCAAAATGACAGAATTATTAGATTCGAGCCGAGGAGAATCATAAGGTGGGGACGTGTTATGTTGGCCATATCTGCTGCCAAAATAATTGAGGAATCGTCCGCGGCTGAGGCGAATACGGATGAGGTTAATGATGAGGCTAAGAAAGAGACCGCTGTAGACAACGATACGGTATAGAATAGGAGATAGTTATAGGATTAAGACTTTATTTAATAGAAACTTAATTAGTTATCCGTTAAATTTTGATCCTACATTAGAATGGGATTCTCTTCCAGCAAGTACTTTTTATGTTTTAGGAAACCACGAAACAGAATGTACAAAAGATATAACGTTTCTTCCGAGAATGGGTATTTATATAGTCATAACTTCGACCGAGACATTAATAACAAACAAAACTAAAAACTATTACTATTTAATGAAAAAAACAAATAATAAAGCTAAACAATAAAGTAACAAATTATTTATATCAGGGTGCTATCGCAGGAGGAACCAGTATAATTCTAGCCACAGCCATTAATAAATTTACCAAAAAAAATATAAAGGTTGGTAACCTAGTTTTAGAATCATTAGCAGTAACAGCACTTAAAAAAATACTGTTTCCGGATATTTTAAAAATAAAATTATAATTATTTATTTGACAATACTTAATAATTAAATCGAGAAATTGTAGATCATTTATTAAAAACAACGGAAGATTTATCTAAAAATGATTATGTATACATAAATTTATATAGATATTTTTCCTAATATATCAACTAATTCTTTGGATGATATTCTTTTGATTGGATTAGTATGTTTACACCGATCAACTAATTTTAATAATTCATTTTTTATTGGACCAGGGTCACATAGTCTTAAAATTAATGTCATTATAACACCTAAACAGTATATATCTATTTTATCTTTTGGAGTTTTAGAATTTATAGATTTTGTATTTAGTTCTGGTGGTAAAAAATCTGGTAAAAAATTTATAGTTTCAAATCTATCCTTAAAATGTAAAGAATTACCAAAATCAATAATTCGCATCATACCATCTTTAGACATTATTAAATTATTTGGTTTTAAGTCTAAATGAGAATATTCTTCATTATGAATCGATAATACTATATTTGCGATATCTAATATCCATCTATAAGCTATTTTAATATGTAATCCTGATATTTCTTTCTCATCCATTAGTGTCCATAGTTCGGTTCCCTCTATATACTCCATTTCTATATAATGTTTTAAAGCAATTTGTTCCCAACAATATACCTTAGGAACGTATGGATTATTTTTTGTATTTAATAATTTTATAACAGTAAATTCATTTTTTAATGAGGTTGAGGAAATTTTAACAATATTATTTTTAGAATTAATAAATATTTCCCCAAATCCTCCTTTAGTTAACATTTTATCTGTAGGTTTTTCTACTTTACACTTTTTTTTTTTTC